GCGTTAGCCACTCCCGGAGGACCTTCTATGTCGGATGAAATGACATATATACAAAGAGTCAGGTCAAATTTTCCCGATACCGTTTCAGTTCTACATCACAATGTTAAACCGGACGGTACCCCAGATGCACTCTTCTCTCTCGATGACGCATATATTGAGGGTGGGGGTGTAATCGTAGACTACGTTACCGGCACACGACCTCCATGGGCTTTTAAGCCCGCTTACCACATTACGTGGGAAATTGAGGATTTAGTGCAAGTTGGTAACGCGCTCTTTTCGGGGTCCGACTGTCGCCACCATTGGTGGTACAGTCAGGGATATCGCGGGGCTCATTTTAACGAACACCGTATTAATGAGCTAGCAAGTACTGGTGGGATGAATGGTATTCTACCCCAATTAGTGCTGTTCGATCGTTACAAATTCCGCATTAAACGGATGATCGAAAAATCGGTGGACGATATGACTAGTCCACCAACTGACTTGATCGTTTTCTTACTTGAATTGTCGGAAATCAAGATGACAATCAAGTACCTCGCCAAGAAATGGAAGGTCTTAACCGACCTCCAGGATGGTGTAGGCCGCGGGCTCAGTTTGTACGAGTGCGCGAAGAGAATGATAATTTCCAAATCATCAAAAGGGGCTTTGAAATTTGCTGCCGATACGATTGCCGACGACTTATTACAAGTGTCGTTCGGTATCATACCCCTCATTTCCGATAGCTCTGCGATTTTAATGAAAATAGCAGCGTTTTGGAAAAAGTACGAGGACCTAATTAAAGGTGACGGTAAAACACACAAAGTGAGAAAGAAGTTTGTTGATGATGATTTCGATCCAGAGTTTACGAATGTTGTTCCCGACGCTCAAAAATGCGAACATGGCTCATGCCAATATCGCGGCGAATGGTGGATGCATTCCTGGACCGCACCTGAGGTGAATGTAACGGTAATGTACCGCTACGACCTTCCAGATGACTGGAAAGCCTTGAGTGGGAAAGTTGGGTACGCGCTGTCAGCCATGGGTATTAGACCAGGCCTCAAAACTGTATGGGACCGTATTCCGTTCTCATTTGTGATCGATTGGTTTTTTACAGTCGACCAGTTGCTGGATCCAATCCGGTATGACCCGGCGCGCTTAAAGATATCTATTTTAGATGTTTGCGCATCGGTCCGGAGTGGACAGGCTGCTGAGTACTACAACGACTATTGCGGGCATAATTTCCGCAGTGGGCCACAGTTTCGAGTGATACGTACAGATTATGACAGACGCGTAGGTAAGGACCTTTTACAGGCCCTTCCTCCTCTGACCATGCCAAAAAAGTTTCAATGGCTGTTAGGTGCAGCGCTCTTATGGACACGGGGCGCGAATAAGCATCTTCGCTAGAATAAGTGTCTATAACAACAACGGAGGTATCAGTATGGTAGGCGACACAACAGTAACAATCGACACGCAGGATGAATCCCTTAAGGTTCAGACCTTTGATGGGACCACGGTAACTCGTTACAACGAGCCTTCCGACACAGTTTCTCACAAGCAAACTGTATCCCATGAGAAGACTAAGACCGGTATTACCCGATCGGTGTCGCGTCTCGACGAGAATTTTATCAACACAGCCGGAGCGCCTGAAATGGCGTCTGGATACGTCGTTATGACGTATTCCTCGGTTGAAGGGAAGGCACGTGCCCGCGAGATGGCCAAGGCAAACTTAGCCTGGCTCTCCGCGAACAGCAATGCTAACCTTGTTGATATCGCCGCAAAAGGGTATGGACTCACGCCGTCAGGCGACTAGTCCTACCACCTACTGACTTTGAATGGAGACCTGACAATGAACAGGCACATGGCAGAGCAAAGAGTAACAAGCACATTGCTGCAACTTGCCTCAACTTTACTTGATGATTTCACATGCCTGTTTGAGTACGATTGCACACGGGATAAAATCACCGTGCTCGACCGTGCTCAAGCTGAAGGTGTCTCCTTTTTAACGAAAACTTTACCTAAGTTTGGCGTCTCTTTCAGAGAGTCGCTCGACAAAGGGTACTATCAACCTGTAATCGGGTTTAAAACCGATCGCAGGGGGCGCCCCCTATTTTTCAAGGGTTTGCTCAAGTACGTTTTCGATCTTGAAAAGGAAAACATGCCGTTACTCGCTACACCTGACATCGATGCCGTGGAGTTAATCCACCAGTACACCACCTTCTTCGCGAAGGTGGAAATACCATACACCGATGATCAGCTCCGCATTGCTACGGAGAAATACAAGGCCCTCGAGGCCGAGTATCCGGACCAATTGAATTGGGAAGACGAGCTGGCGAGTAAAGTGCTAGACAATGCTTATTGCATCCTGGGCGAGCTTTTGGGTGGCCTCGATTTAATCGATATCTACCCGAAACATGGTCCAGGTGCGGTTGGTAACAAGGAGCGGTATGCCGAGAAATTCTTATTCTTTCCGGACGATAGGCTCAATGCTATTTACCCTTATGCCGATTATTTCCAAACGAAAGGAACTCGCCAGCTTATTAACGGCGATATCGGCGTTGCGGTCTCTTCGAGTAAAGTTCGCTCTCGAAGAAGGGTCGCTCACGATAAAATTCGTGATGTCGGCCCGGCACGTTTATGTTTTGTGCCTAAGACTGCAATGGGCCCGCGTGAGATACAAGCCGAACCAAAGGAACGGCAGTGGATCCAGCAGGGGCAAGGGCAGGAACTGCAGAGATACTTGCAGTCAGCTGCCGGCCTCTATGCGCGCGGACACGTGAACTTCGAGTCGCAGCAGATTAATGCAGGACTCGCGTTAAAAGGTTCCGTGGATGGTAAATGGGCTACGATTGACTGGTCGAACGCCAGCAGACTAGTTGGCACGGAGTTAGTTGAAAGACTATTTCCGGATCACGTCAAGCGGCCTCTTATGGCAAGCAGAACGGAATACGTTGAGCTTCCCGATGGTGAGGTTATCCGCCTAAGGGAGTTTGCTGGTATGGGAAGTGCTGTTTGTTTCCCTATCGAAAGCGTAGTGTTCTTCGCTCTGACAGTCGGCACAATTGCAGCTGTAACGGGCTGGCCCTTCCGTAAATGTGCAAAAGTAACTTATGTTTATGGGGATGACGTTATTGTCCCCTCTAAGTACGCTAATGCGGTTATGGAAGTGGGTCAGCGGATTGGTATGCAACCGTCGTGGCATAAATGCTATTGGCGGTCAAGTGGACCATCTTTCCGTGAATCATGTGGTTGTGATGCTTTCGCTGGCAAAGATATAACGCCAGTGAGACTACGCACCACCCCACCGAGTAAAGCGCTTGACACACAAAAAATCGTGTCATGGGTAGCTATGGGAAATTTTCTGCATCGTAAGGGATACTGGCATACGGCGGCGCTTGCGCGTGCCGTTGTTACCGGTGTTACCCGAGATGTACCTATAGTACCCACTGATTCAGGCCAATTCGGTTTCCACACATATTCGTATGGTGGGCAGTGTTATCATTTTACTGCAAGCCGGAAAAGAAGAATCAGGATCCGATATAATCGAAACCTCCAACGAGTCGAGTACCGGTCACCTGGTTTTATCCAGAAGACTGTACGCGATCAGTTTAGTATTAATGGTTTCCTCCTGAACGGGCTGACTAAGCGTAGTATTCCGGCAACCAAACCGGGGCTTAGTCGTAAAAATTGGGACGATTTTACGAAGGATTTTCCTTCCGAGATCGTCTCGACAACAGGAGAGGGTGAATGGCAACAAAGGGGAGCACTGAGGCTCGGAGCAACGTATAAACCCTTAACCTTGGGCTAACGTACTCCAGGTCACCGGCTAGCTGAC